AACAATCAGCCGCAGATGAATACATGCAGATACCAGCAGATTGGGTAGAAACAATTAGATTACATTTAACAGGCACAGGAACTTCAGTAGTTAACCTAGTGTCTAGAGATTCAATGGCAGATAAACGCGAAGCGCAAGAGAATGCCGCCGGCACACCAAGAATGTACACACACGCGAATGGGCAGTTTCAGTTATACCCAACGCCATCAAACGACACAGATTTTGAGTTGCTTTATTATCAGAAGATACCTTCGTTAATAACCAACACAGATAACTGGCTCTTACTAGAAGCGCCTGATGTATACCTCTATGGAGCGTTATTACATTCAGCACCGTATCTAGCGGAAGATGCACGAGTAGCTATATGGGCGCAGATGTATTCTGCGGCAGTACAGCGTTTAAACCAAGTCTCTGAGGATGCTATGTTTAGCGGTTCAGGGTTAACACTTAAAGTGAGGGGATTAGTATGAGTTTTACAAACTTTTTAGAAACGGAAATTTTAGACCACGTATTTGCTGGAGCGGCTTACACAGCACCTTCTCAGCATTACTTAGGATTGTTTACAGCCGCACCGGGAGAAGCTGGTGGAGGTACTGAGTTGTCAGGTAGTGCTTATGTAAGAAAAGCAGTTGACTTTGCAACGTCAGGTGCAACAACATCTAATGATGCGGCTATTGAATTTCCAACAGCAACAGGCTCTTGGGGTACAGTAACTCACGTTGGAGTGTTTGATGCGGCTACGTCAGGTAACTTAATGGCTTATGCGACTTTATCGTCAAGTAAAGCTATTGCTACTGGTGATGTATTCCGTGTGCCAACTGGTGACTTAGATATAACATTGAACTAATCTAACGATTAGGCTGACGTGGCAACTTTAAATGTTACTGCTTATTCGTATGGCACGAGTACGTATGGTTCACATGAATTTGGTGAAGACTCACTACCGATAGTAATATCGGCAAGTGCTAGTGTTACTGGAGCGTGTGAGCGTATACAACAATCTGAATTACTTGTAAGTGCAACTTCAGGTGTTGCTACAATAGGTGGCTTTACTGCTTCGGCTGATGCAATTGTAAGTGTAACTTCGGCTACTACTTGTAGTGGTCAGGTAGTTGGTGAGCGTAGTGCTACAGTTTCGGTTGCTTCTACGGTAACACAGACTGGTAATGCTACATTTGCTTCAGGTGGTACGGTTACAGTAACAGTATCTTCAGGAGTAACTGCGGCTGGTGAGAAATTTATACTTGAAGAAACCGATGCACAAGGCTATGGTAGTTATCTGTATGGTGTAAGTGTTTACGATTTATCTGATTTACAGACAGTAATTTCAGCTACATCTACTGTTGCATGTACAGCCGAAAAGATTAATGTTGGAAGTGCTACATTAGATGGCACAGCTACTGTTAGTGCATTAGCTAGAAGAGTTGCTCTAGGTTCAGTTCTAATAAATGGTACGTCAGTTACTGTAGCTACAAGCAATGGCAACGGTACAAGAGTTAGAACAAGTGCCGCGCCTTTAACTGCAACAGCAACAGTTGTACCAGCCTCTACAATAGTAAGGGTAAGAGACAGTAGTGGCGCATTAAGTTCAACAGCAAGTATTACTGCTAATAGTGTGTTTGTGGTCAATGGCGCGGCTACAGTTAGTCCTACAGCTACAGTTGCGGCTATATGTAATCGAGTAAGATTCGGTTCAGGAACTCCAACTGCCAACGCTAGTATTACCGTATTAGGCTTTGCCACGAGAGGTGGTATCGCATCGCTGACAGGAGCTTCAACAATAGTTGCAGACTCCGAAAGAATACAACAGCCATATGCTACTATACAACCTGAAACAGTATTTACTGCAACGTGTAATAGAGTACAAAGTACATCAGGTGCATTAAGTGCAACGTCAGGAACTGCTACAATAGGCAGAGAGAAATGGGAATTAATTGTTAATAATAGTGTGACATGGACACAGATAGCGGCTTAATATTATGTTGATACCACTACAATTACCACCCGGAGTTCATGCAAACGGAACAGAGTTTGAGTCTTCTAACAGATGGCGTGAAGCTAGTCTAGTTAGATGGCATGACGGTTCAATGAGACCAGTAGGTGGATGGACAGTAAGAAAATCTAGCGCATTTGCTACAGCACCTAGAGCAATGATTTCATACCTAGATAACGATAGTGACGAACATATGGCGGCTGGAACATACGATAAGTTATATTATGTGAACCCCTCACTAACAGTAACTGACATAACACCATCTTCAGGATTTACTTCAGGCTCTTTAAATGGCGCACTTAATTTAGGTTATGGTGGCGGATTTATGGGTTCAACAAATTATGGTCGAGCGCCAACAAGTTCAGGAGTTTATGCAGAAGCAACTACTTGGTCATTAGATACGTGGGGAGAATATCTTCTAGGCGTGTCTTCAACGGATGGTAAGTTATTAGAGTGGCAAGGTAATCCTAGTGCAAACGCGGCAACAGTTGCGAATGCTCCGGTAGACAACCTAGCTATGGTAGTCACAGAAGAAAGGTTTGTATTTTGTTTAGGAGCTGGTGGTAATCCACGTAAGGTTGCATGGTCTGATAAAGAAAATAATACTTCTTGGACAGCCGCCGCAACAAACGAGGCTGGTGACATGGAGCTTCAGACTAATGGACAGATTATGTGTGGCGTTAGAATGAGAGGCGCAACGTTAATCTTGACAAGTGAAGATGCACACTTAGCTACTTACTCAGGAGCGCCATTTGTATATGGATTTCAAAGAGTAGGTACAGCATGTGGCATAGCCTCAAGGAAAGCCGCAGTAGCAATTGATGAGGGCGCATTTTGGATGGGTAAGAAAGGCTTCTACACATTTAATGGTTCTACTGCTACCGAAATTTCTTGTGAAGTAGCTGACTATGTGTTTGATGATTTAAACCCATCACAGGTAAGTAAAGTGTATGCAGTACACAACTCACAGTTTGGAGAGATATGGTGGTTCTATCCTTCAGAAAGTGCAAATGAAAACGACAGATACGTTACCCTTGACTATAAAGAAGGTCATTGGGCAACAGGCGTTATAGATAGAACTGCTGGTGTTGACCAAGGAATATTTGTTAATCCAATATGGGCAGATGCAAGTGGTAATCTTTACAATCAAGAGACTGGATACACACATGGCTCAGTTAAGCCTTATGCTGAATCAGGCTCTATTAGTCTAGGCAATGGTGATACTATTATGAAAGTAAGTAAGCTTATCCCTGACGAAAGAACTCAAGGTCAAGTTGAAGTTACATTTAAAACTAGATTCCATCCTAATGACTCCGAAACATCTCATGGCGCTTATACATTAAGTAATCCAACAGATGTTAGATTTACAGGAAGACAGGTTAGGGTTAAAATACAAGGAACTGCAAACGATAATTGGCGGTCAGGAATTATGAGAATAGATGCTGTACCGGGTGGTAGACGATGAGTATTGCTACTCCACCGCCACCGTTAGGAGCAGACTGGAAACCTTGGGGAGAACGTATTAACGCTTTCCTTACAAGTACACGAAACAAATTACAGTTCAAAGACTCAGATTCTAGAGCTGTAGAAGATGGTATTTTGATGTGGGATGCCGCACAAGATTGTCCAGTAGTATCAAAGAATGGAGCTTGGATTAAGTTAAAATTAGACCCATGAATATACAAGAACAATTAATGAATGGTAAAGATTGGATTATGTCTGCGCTTAATAAAGGCGGTGACACACATGACTTTAAAGATATTGTAGATGGTGTGTTAAGTGGACACATGCAACTATGGATGGGGTCAAACGGTTGTGCAGTTACAGAGATTGTAGTGTATCCTAACAAAAAAGTGCTACACGTATTCTTAGCCGGTGGAGATAAAGGCTACGGAATTAAACAGATTACAGACATGCATGATGACGCAATGGCATGGGGAAAACTACAGGGCTGTGACGGAATGTCAATAGCCGGTAGGAAAGGATGGAAACGTGTTCTTGAATCTAAAGGATGGAAAGAACAACTTACAATATTAGCAAAGGAGTTTTGACATGAGTTCAGGTGGCGGCGGTAAA